GCAAGCGTGTCAGTATCTTTACCTGTAACTGCATTAACAAAATCAACCAGCGCGTAATAAGAAAAGGGTGGGACAATGCACAAAATTGAAATTGTTAAAAAAGATGGTAAGAAAATAACCTATGATCTTACGCCATCCGCAAAGGTGGCATTTGAATCCGAATTTAAAACCGGGTGGCGTAAGAGATTAGGCGAATTACAAATGGAATCTGATTTGTGGTGGTTTGCCTGGAGATTAGAAAAAGATCTAGGTAAAACCGATCTAGCCTTTGGTGATGATTATATCAATCAATATTCAGATGTTGATTTGGTTTACGATTCAAAAAATGGATAGACCGCCACGGCCAAATTTACGAGATCGCATCCGTGGCGGTAAGTACCGGTATCAGCCCTAAAGATTTATTAGAGGTTGATCCAGCGATTTACTCAGCAATTAAAGCCATCTTGCAAGAAAAATATTACAACAACAAGAAGGCAACAGTTAGGCGGAAGTAATGATTAAGCCAAGATACGCAGAACTTTCTGGCCGTAGTAGATCATTGGCGGCAGTGCCATCAATCTATGTTGAAAATTTAACTGAACTTCTTGAAAAAATGAAAAAGGTAGATCCTGATTTACAAAAAGAATTTAGAAGGGAATTAAGCAAGGCTGTTAAGCCTGTTGCAAAATTAGCGCAAAGTTTTGTACCACATTCACCATTTCCAGGATGGCGTGATGTTGAGCCAAACTATCCACCACAATGGGGTTGGGCTAATGATGAAGCACATAGAGGCAGAACAATTGGGCAAGATAAAAGAAGCCGTTGGAAGTGGTCACAAACGGAAGTTATGCGCGGCATAAGAGTAAGCACGGCTAAAAGTAAAGTACAAAGAATTAAAGGCGTTACATTTGGTGTAACTGCAATAGCCGTGATAAATAAATCTGTACCAGGTATAATTTATGAGTTGGCAGGTTTTGGATCATCACGCTCACGCGGAAGAACTAGGCGCGTAAGCCGTAACCCAAACGCTAGTGAATCATTTATTGGTAAATTGCAAGGCACTGCTAACAGTGGTGCTTACAAAGAAAAAAGATTGATTTACAGGGCATCACAACAATTAGGTGGCCAAGTAAATGATAATTTATACGGCGTACTTAAAAAATATCTAGGCAAAGAATTTAGAGGTTAATCATGGCATTAAGTCAATATGTTGCAATTAACTTCCTTACTAAGTTTGATAAAAAAGGTTTAGAGCGTGCCACAAAAGAGTTAAAAGGTTTTGACAAGGTAGTTGCAACTGGATCATTTAGATTAAGAGCTTTTGCTAAGGCCGGTGGAATTGCGGCGGCGGCAGGTATGGCCTTGTTTGCTAAACGCACAATTGATGCGGCGTTAGCCCAAGAAAGATTAGACAAGCAATTACAGTTATCTTTAAGAAGCATTGGTCAAGAGTTTGAGTTGCCTGGCGTTAGAAATTTTATAGAAGATTTACAACGCGCAACAAATATTACAGAAGATCAATTAGTCCCAGCATTACGCCAATTGATTTCTCAAACTGGAGATTTACAATCATCTCAGGTTTTACTAAGCAAGGCATTGGACATATCAGCCGGTACAGGTGCAGATTTAAATAGCGTATTAAATGCTATAAATAAAGCCGCAATAGGTAGTTATGATTCTATTGGAAAATTAGGTATTGGCTTTACATCTGCCGAAGCCAAATCAATGGGCTTTGTAAAGTTAATGCAAAATTTAGATAAATATACAGGTGCAGCAGAAGATCAAACTAAAACTTTTGCAGGTCAATTAAAATCATTTCAAATTAGTGCCGGCGAAGCCACTGAAACTTTAGGACAAGGATTTATAACTGCCGCTTCAATTATTGCAACCGGGTCAGATGAGTTAGATATTTTTGGGCTTAAATTAGAAAAAGCGGCAACTACGGCTTCTGATTTAGCAGTGGGTTTGAGTTTAGAATTTGCAAAAGAAGGATTGGGCGCTTATTTAGATATAGCACAAATTGGGTTAGAAGGATTAGTTAGTGAATCAAATGCTTTACAAAGAATTCAAAAACAAGGGAATAAATTAACACAAGAACGCATATTAAAAGAAAAGGGCTTGTTTGGGTTATCCGGATCTGTTTTAAGTGAATTAGAAAAACAAGGCAAGACTACAAAACGCCAACTTAGTTACAGCGAAATATTAAAGAAAATTCAGGCTGATATTTTGGCTAGAGAAAAAGCAACAACAAAAGAAAAAAGAGCGCAACAGGAATTAGACAAAAAGAAGGCTGAATTATCAGCCATGTTTGATCTTGATCGCATTAACTTACAAGCATCTTTAAGTCGTAAATTAAATGCTGAAGATGAGTTGCGTGTAAAGATATTGCAAAAGTTGGCAGATGGCACTAAGGCTGCCGTTAATGAAGCTGAACGCTATGTTGATGTATTAAAGGTTATTGAAGATGGCCAAATCACCACCGGCGAAATTGATATGTTGGCTAAAAAATGGGGTATTACAACTACTGAAGTTTTAATTTATTTACGCACATTGTTTGCAGCAAATGATGAACTTAGAAAAATGTTAAGTTTGCTAAGTCAAATAAGTTTTGCAGCCCCAACATCAGGCGGTGCAAATAAATATGATGCCATGCAAAAAAGCTTAACAAAAGAATTTACAGGCATGGGAATAGAAAAAGGCGCGGCATCCGGATTAGCTGCTATGTCCACAAGATTACAAGCGCAATCAGATGCTTATTTTGCTGCAAATCCTGATATTGATCCATTGACAGGTCACCGCCGCGTTTTAATGGCAGAAGGTGGAATTGTTACTAGACCAACAAATGCACTTATCGGTGAAGCCGGTGCAGAGGCAGTAATCCCATTAGATAAAATGGGTAGCATGGGTACAAATGTAGTAGTTAATGTAGCCGGGTCGGTTATATCAGAGGGTCAATTACAATCTGTAATTCAAGATGCTTTGTATAACTTAAACCGATCAGGTGCGGTAACACAATTAACTAACTTAGGTAGATAATGCCAGCCGCAATATTTAAGGCTGAGATTGACTTCTCAGGCGGTGCATCATTTGATCCTGCATTAGTATTAGATGATCCTTCAACACCTTTGGATGCGGCAGTTTTGGGAACGGCGGCGGCAGATGTAGTTGATATAACAAGTTTCGTAACTCAATGTTACATTCGGCGTGCATTTAATAGATCATCAGATGCTTTTACCGGTGGTACTGCACGCATAGTATTTGTTGATGAAACCGGTGAATTTAATCCAGCCAATACCGGTTCTTCTTTATACGGAAAAATTAAACCTATGCGTAAGATTCGCTTCACCGCAGAATATTTGGGAACTACATATAACTTAGGTTCTATGTATGTACAGGAATGGAACTATCAAAGCCCTACTGGATTTGATCCAGCTTATGTAACTTTGTCGTGTGTAGATGGATTTCAATTATTAAACCTAACTACTATCACATCAGTTAGTGGTGGCACTGCCGGGCAAACCACCGCACAAAGAATTTCAAGTTTGTTGGATGCAGGTGAATGGCCAGGCGGCATGAGAGATATTTCAACTACTACAACTACAACAGTTCAGGCAGATGATGGATCATCAAGATCATTATTGGGTGCGTGTCAGATCGTAGAGGCCACAGACCTGGGGGCTTTCTACATGGATCAACGCGGGTATGCAAAATTTTTATCACGCAATGACATCATAGTTGCATCAGGTGGGACAGTAACAGCCTTTAGTGATATACCAGGATCAGGTGATGTTACTTATCAGGCCGTAGAGTTTGATATTTCAGATTACCAAATGATCAATAAAGTAACAGTTACGCCAACAGGGTTAAATGGTCAGACCGCAAGCAATACGGCAAGTATTGATGATTACTTTCAACATAGCCGGGTAAGAAGCGGCATTATGCAAACAGAGTTAGATGCCTTAAATCAAGCTGAAATGATTATTGCTTCCCGAAAAGAACAGGGTGTTGATTTACAGTTAAACTCTTTAACAGTAGATGCTTTTGGTGAGGATGATCCTAGCCGGGTGATAGCCGCCTTAAATTTAGATGTGTTTGATCCAATAGAAGTAACTCAGACTTTACCGGCCGGCAATGTGGTTACGGATAGTGTTATCACGGGGCTTACTTACCAAATAACCCCTAAATCTTTTTTAGTAACTTTTACTTGCGCTCAACCCTTTGCATCAGGTTTATTGCTAGACTCTGTTGTGGATGGAATTTTAGATGAAGATTCTTTGGCTTATTAGGGAGTATAGATAAATGGCAACATTTTCCGTTGGTCAGGTATTAACGGCGGCTCAGATGAACAGTATCGCCAACCTTAGCGTTAGAGCAGTAACCAGCACATCAGATACATTAGTTTTGGCTGATGCAGATAATAAACTTATTACTTATTCAAATACTGGTACAACAACAATAACTATTCCGCCTGCTACTAGCGTGGCAATGACTACTGGAAGTGTTGTAAATGTGATCAAAATTGGATCAGCCGGCACTGTAAGTATTGTGCAAGGATCAGGTGTAACAATTGCTTCAGCCGGTGCTACATCTACAAACCCTATTATTACAGGACAATTTAAGGCCGCTAGTTGCATTAAAGTCAGCACTGATAGTTGGTACATTGTTGGTGGAATTGCCTAATGTCTTTAATTCTTGGGATATTAGATAGCGGTGGTGCGGCAGCTTCTACCAGTTCATACGAATCTATTGCTAGTATCACAGTTTCTGGTGGAACAACTCACACATTTTCAACTATTTCATCAGATTATACTCATTTACAGTTGCGTTTTAATTTAATTATGGGTTCAGGTGCAGATGCAATTTTCGTAAGATTTAATTCTGATACTGGCTCAAATTATTCAAGGCACGGCTTATATGGAACAGGTGATACTGCCAGTGCTGTTGGTTCAGCAAATACAACAACAATGTATGCGTATGGATTTTTTAATGGAGTAATTCAAACTTATCCAAATGTTGGAATTGTTGATATTTTAGATTACACTTCAACAACAAAAAATAAAACTTTAAGAACTTTTTCTGGTGCTGATAATAATTCACTTGGCGGTGGTGGAAATGTTAGCATTGGTTCAGGTTTATGGCGAAATACAAATGCAATCACTTCTATAACATTATCTAGCGGTTCTACATTTAATAGTGGGACTATTTCCCTCTACGGAATTAAAGGTGCATAATGCCAGCCACATATGAGAAAATTGCATCAACTACTTTGGGTAGTGCTAATGCCACAATAAGTTTTGGTTCTATTCCATCAACATATACAGATTTAAGATTAGTGTTTACTGGCACTGTTACTGCTGCATCATCTTTAAGATTAACATTTAATAGTGATAGTGGCACAAATTATAGTTTTAGAATTATAAGAGGAAATGGTACTGAGGCGGCTTCTCGTGAAACAGTAGACGCAAGTTTTATGACTTTCCATAATCAAAATCTTTCAACAACAATTCCTCAGTTTTATAGTTTTGACATATTTTCTTATGCTGGTTCAACCAATAAAACCTTGTTAGCCACAACACAACAAGACTTAAATGGTGATGGTTCAGTTATTTATACTGTTGGATTGTGGCGTAATACTTCTGCAATAAATACTATTACATTTACTAACAGCGTTTCTACATTTGCAACAGGCACAACCGCAACACTCTACGGAATACTAAAGGCGTAACTATGGCAACCTATACTTTAATCAGTTCAAATGTTTTAACAACAGCAGCCTCTAATCTGACTTTTTCCGCAATACCTCAAACTTATACAGATTTAGTTCTGAGGGTCAGCGCAAGAAGTAATGATGCAGGAAGCGACCAGCACTCAAGATGTTATGTGCGACCAAACAATTCTGCATATGATCCATCATATACTTATTTGTACGCGACAGGCACTACGGCATCAAGCGGTAGAGAGGCATTAGGTAGTCAGGCTGGATATAGGTTTCAAATACCTAACGCTGCTGCTACATCAAATACATTTTGTAATATGGAATTTTATCTACCAAGTTATACTGTAACGCAAAAAAAACCTTCATCATTATTTTCGGTATCTGAAAACAATACCACTACAACAAACTACAGTTGGATAAATGCAACTGCTGGATTAATGGCATCAAGCACTACTGCTATTACATCTTTGTATATTTATGATGATTTTGGTCAATTTATTGCAGGCTCATCATTTTATCTATACGGAATATCCAACGCTTAACAAAGGAGAAAGACAATGGCAGATACACCTACTAAGGTAGTAGTTGATTGCAGTACAGGAATTACTGAGGTAATTCCATTAACTGAGGCTGAGATTGCAGATTTAGAAACTGCAAGAGTAGCGGCTGAGGCTGAGCGTGTAGAGCGTGAAGCAAAAGAAGCGGCTGATGCAGTAGCCAAATCTGCATTGCTAAAAAAATTAGGCATCACGCAAGAAGAAGCCCGGTTATTGCTTTCCTAAGCATTTAAATAATGGCAACAATTAAAGAACTCACTAGCCCTAATGGATGGCCGGCTAGTGAGGATCGTAAAGCATTAGGCATTGAAACTTTTACAGTGCCAGGTACAAAGATTAGATTTGCATGTGCCAAAGCCGTTGCGCCAATCTTGGTAAGTTTTGCCAAAGATTTTCATGAATTAGTTGAGCCAATAGATCAAGGCCAATTAGATGATTGGGGTTATGCCTTTAGGCAAACCCGGGGATCAGATAGAATTTTAAGTAATCACGCATCCGGTACAGCTATAGATCTAAATGCAATTAAGCATCCTTTGGGCAAGTCAAATACATTTAATAAGCATCAGCGTAATACAATTAACCTACTAATAACTAAATATGGTTTGACCTGGGGCGGCAATTACAAAAGGCGTAAAGATGATATGCACTTTGAAATTGCGTTAAATCAAAATGAGGTTAAACAAAAAATAAAACAGTTAGGATTAAAATGAAATTAGATGTTAAGAAAA